ATACGATTTGAATCTCTACAGATTGGTCAGTATGCGATTCTCGAAAATGATAGGCGCGAGGTTGATACCTTGTTCCGTGATCTTAGGCTGACTCCGAGGCAAGCGGCACAGAAGTTTGGCGAAGAGAATCTCCACGTAGACGAACGGAAATTGCTAAACGAAAACAACAAGGACTGTGATCGGTTGGGTCAATACGTTCACATGATCATGCCAAGGGAAGATTCCGAAAGGACTCCGGGCATGATTGACGGCGCTAACATGCCATGGGCATCTATCTACATCGACAAGAAGCGGCAACACATCGTTCGCGAATCAGGCTCATGGGAGAATCCTGCTGCCGTTCATCGTCACTTACTCTGGAGCAATCTCGAATACGGATTCTCTCCGGGGATGCAGGCGCTGCCAGATTGTAGGCAATTGAATCACATGCAAAGCTATCTCGACACATTGGTCGAGAAGCAGGTATCACCGCCAGTTCTGCTTCCATCGGATTTTGAAGGCAAGGTCGATCTACGTGCGGGTGGGCATACGTTCTTCAAGGACGGGCAGAACATGCCACAGCATTGGCAAACCCCGGGGAGCTACAACATCGGTGAAGATCGGACGCTATTCAGGTCACGCCAGATCAATCGTGCGTTCCACGTTCAATTATTTCAGGCTCTAGGTGAGGTTCCAGTCGGCAAAGAGATGACTGCTGCCGAGATCCACATGCGCCAGAGGGACAGACTTACTCTGTTCTCTCCCACATTCGCTCGCAAAAATACCGAGTTAAACACTCCGGTCATGCGTCGTGTGTTTTCAATACTTCTCAGGGCTGGAGCATTTCCAAAGCCTCCACCTAATCTCGTTCAACAGAACCAGGACGGCTTCGCATTTCTACCAGATCCTGAGATCACTTATACATCGAGGCTCGCGCTACAGATGCGAGCAATCCACAACGAAGGGTTCGAGCGATCAATGCAGATGGCAGGTCCACTCTTCGAAGTGAATCCTGAAGTAGCAGACAACATCGATTTCGACAATGTGTTCCGCAAACTTTACCGAAACGAAGGTGCGCCAGAGGGCGGACTAAGACCAGAGAGGGAAGTTCAGGAACTAAGAATGGCAAGAGCAGAGCAGCAGCAGCAGATGCAGAAGCAGGAAGCAGCAGCAGCAGATGCAGACTCACTCGCTAAACTCGGCCAGGCAGGACTCGTATCAACATAGGGAAATGACAACAGGACAGAAACTATTTGATCCTACGCTTCGTGCGGAAGGTGAAACTGACGATCAGGTGAAGTCGCGTATCGAGCGCAACAAGCAGATATTCAGGAATGCCCTGGATACATCGAGCGGGAGAGAATTCCTCAAGCTGATTGCGACAGTCAGTCCACCAATCGGTCCTAGATTTACAGGAAATTTTAATGCCATCGAAGCAGCAATCAATGATGGCGAGAAGAATTTTATCGCCTTGATGGTGATGAATGGAACCGATGAAGTGATCTAAAACAAAAAAATATGACTGAAGGAATTACACTAAACGAGGGAGGCACAGCTATCCCGGTTGAAGAATATACATCAACCACAGACGAATGTGATGTGGGTGTTGGCGAGATGGTCGTTGATGAGCAGGTAGAGCCTGATCCGGTATCTGCTGACGAGCCAGCGGTCGCAGTAACCTATTCCACGTTCAACGAGGATGCTCCTGATCGCCCGGACGAAGATACCGACAAGGCATTGGATCAAGTTCTACGTTCTGCCCATCTTAGGATGGGGGACAAAGATCCTGAAGTGATCGCATGGTGCAGAGACAACCTCTCTCCTGAAGATTTCGCAGACAGATACGCTCACCGCAACATTTCATAACCATGCCAGAAGAAACCATCTCAACAGAGTCGGTCGAATCAACAGAGTCTACGGAATCAACCGAGACTTCCGGGTTCGAGGAATCAACAGAAACTCCATCAGGCATCTTTGAAGAGGGCGGCATGAACTTCGTTCCAAACTGGACGGATCAACTTGTCGGTGACGAATACGATGAATCTCGTTCGACGCTCGCTAATTACAAGGATTTCGGTTCTCTAGCTAAATCGTTCGTCACTAATAAACGAGCGGCGACAGCGCGAACGGATGGCATGGTCAGGGTTCCTACGGCGGAATCATCTCCTGAAGAGATAGCGGCATACCGCACAGCAACAGGTGTTCCTGATACTGCTGACGGTTACGAGATCACTCCGCCAGAAGGATTGCCAGAGGGCATGGAATTCAACCAGGAACAGATGGCTCCATTCAGGGAATTTGCTCTGGAGCATGGTCTGTCGAATGATCTAGCCAGCAAGCTCGTTCAGTTTCAGGCGAATGATCTCATGACCGAGGCGGCACGATTTCAGCAGGAACAGAAGGAAGTGCAGGAAGCTGACGAGAAGGCGCTACAGCAGGAATGGGGCGGAAAGTGGGAGCAGAAGTCGATGAATGCTCGTCGTGCAGCTGCTACATTCGGACTCGGCGCTGATCATCCAGCTATGCAGAGTCCAGACATCCGTAGGGCAATGGCAAAGGTGGCAGAGTCTATCTCCGAGGATTCTCTCGTATCGGGCGAGAAGATGTCAGGAACATTGTCTCCGGGGAATGAAGCAAAGGACATCATGAACAATCCTGATAATCCAATGAATGCTGCATTTCACGATACAAACCATCCAAACCATGAGACTGCTTACAACGTGTACATGCAGAGAATGGAGGAGCAAACCAAGCGTGAAGGATACGAATAAACGAATTTGAATCGTAGTGGGTTCATTAGAGTCTGTCGTTGGGTCTTGTAGTTTCTTCCCGGCGACAGATTTTTTCGTTTGCTTTTTCGTTCATTTCATAAAAGAGATATAATTGTTCTCATGACGGCCCCATTTTAAATGGCATTCCCTGACGAGGCTCGCTACTCATTGCAAGCCCTTCACAGGATTCCTCGCAAGGCGAAGTTCAAGTAACTTCAAACCTTAAATATTAAAATAAAATGGCATTAAGCATCGCGACGGAAATTCCCGAGCATTACAAACGGGCGTTCTCTGACAGCATGAACCACACGGTTCAGCAGGAGAAGCGCAAACTAGGTGACAAGATCACCGTCAAAGATTTCAACGGAAAGGAAAAGGTCTGGACTGATTTGGAGGAACTTGCTTTCGTTCAACGTGGAAGATTGCAGAATTCGACACCAACCGAAGTGCAAGCGCACAAGCGGAAGATGACGAAAACCGAATTCAAATGTCAGGTGATCTTTGATCGCGCAGACAATGACTTCCTCGCAGAACTTGGGCGACCAGATTCTGAGGTTAAGCAGGCAATGATGTTTGCATGGAACCGACAGATTGATCAGGACACAGCAATTGCTGCGACTGCCACAGTCTACGGAGGTGTTGAGCCTTATACTACGGCGATTGATTTGCCGAGTACGCAGGCTGTCGCAGTCAACTACGTGAAAACTGGCGGGACTCCTGCCAATTCAGGTCTGACTCCACAGAAGATCATTCGTGCTGCTGCCATCTTGGAAGAGAACGAGATTGATCTCATGGAACGTGAGTGCTGCATCGCAATCAATCCGAAGGCAAAGCAGGATCTCATGAGCTACGTCGAGACTTCTCCGAATGAAGTTTGGGCAAACATGATCACTGCTTGGTTGGAAGGCAAGGACAAGAAGCTGTTTGGCTTTTATCCCGTGCTGACCAATAACCTGGTCACTGATACATCAACTGACATCGATACCGTTATTGCCTATGAAAAGGCTCGCGGAATCTGGATGGCATCTGACAAACTGGAATGCAAAATGGACGTTCGTGCTGATCTCGATCACGCGGTTCAAATTTCCGCATATGGTCAGGCAGCATTCATGCGAAGGTATGAGAAAACTGTTGTTGAAATCGCTTGTGATCGCACACCTTAATCCGTGTTAACCAAATCAAAATAAGGAAAATATAATATGGCTAATTTCGATTCCACATTACAAACGGCGCAAGCAAACTCGCTCATTACGAGAAATGCTGCTCCTTCACACCGTCCACTCCAGCAGAAGCTGAACATCGCTCGTTTCGAGTATGTGTTCATCGGAACTGAAGTGACTACGGACACAATAACTCTCGGAAGTCTCGGTGTCCAGAGTGCTAAGGTTATCCCGGAACTGTCACGGCTTCGTGATACCGGGGGCGCAGAGGATCTGGATGTTTCGATGAAACTCAGTGCCGTCATTGACGGTACTGCAACTGATCTGTCTGGTGTTGTCGCGTTTGACAATGCCTCAATCGTGTTCACTGAGATTGCTGCGGCAGACTTGGTGACTCTCGATCAGGACGATCCTATCACTCTGACCATCAGTGACGGCGCAATCGGTGCTGTTACTGCGGGTGAGACTCTCGTTGCCGAGATCGCATACATCTCGGAAACTATTCAATAATTCCCATCGGAGTGCCTCGTTCTTGGCTTTAGTCGGGAGCGGGGCATTTTCTTTTTAAAAAATGGCATCAGAAACAGCAATCGCGAATCAGGCTCTATCCCGGTTGGGCGAGACTGGCATATCGTCATTTGACGCGAACACTCCAAATGCAATCACGGTTCGGCTGCACTACGATACGGTTCGCGATTCTCTGCTTCGCGCACATCCTTGGAACTTCGCCACAGGTCGAGCAGAACTTACACAATTGGCGACTACTCCTGACTTCGGTTGGGCTTATCAATACCAGCTACCTTCGGATTGGCTGAGACTTTCTACGCTAAACGGAACCGAGGCTAAACTGGCAGAGGTTCTCTACACGATTGAGGGCGAGAAACTGCTGACCGACACAAGCGAGGCGAAGGTCACATACGTAAAACGAGTCACAGATACCACTCTTTTCGATGCCTTATTCGTCGATGTTCTCATTCTCCGGTTAGCTGCGGCGATAGCAATCGATGTCACGCAATCAAAGACGAAGCGTGATGAGATGCTTGCCGGGGCGGAACGAATGCTCAATGAGGGCAGGTTCGTAGACGCAAACGAGACAGATACTAGGACTCTCTCTCCACTCGACGGATCACAGGGTATAGCGGCAAGAGGCGCATACGGACTCATGACTGCTCTTGGTGGTCAAGGGTTATACGGACCAACAATTGACGATCTCACGGCTAAGGCAGGCGCAGACGGCTCAAACGGATGGACTCCTGCATATGCCATTGTCGATTCAGGAAGTAGGATTGTCATCGAAATTACAGGCTGGACAGGCGGAACTGGTGACGAACCATCAGCAGGATACATCGGGCCTATTGGTCTGGTTGGGACTACTGCCGCTGCCGTTGACATTAGCGGGGGAGGAGGTGGCGGAGGATCTGGCGATGTGGTCGGGCCTGCATCGTCCACAGACGGAGATTTTGCAGAGTTTGATTCAACCACAGGAAAATTACTCAAGGTCGGTGGAGGATCAAAAGCCTCTGACTTTGCTACGGCGGCACAGGGAACATTGGCAGATTCCGCGATTCAGACTGCTGACATAGATACTCTTGCAGAGGTAAACGCGATCATTACTGACGCAACTCTGGTTGATACCGGGGACTCTCGTTTTAGCGATTCGCGCGCGCCAACTAATCATGCCAGTGACCATACTGATGGAACGGATGACATCCAGGATGCTACGGCATCGGTGAAGGGATTAGCGACGGCAACTCAGATAACGAAGCTGGACGGAATCGAGGTATCTGCTGATGTGACAGACGCAACGAATGTCGCATCTGCATTGACTCTTACCGGAGATGTAACGTCGAGCGCAAGCATGGCAACTACAATCGCTGCCGGAGCAGTTGACATTGCTATGCTCTCCGCTTCAGGAACGGCAGATGGTACAACAGTTTTACATGGCGACAATACTTGGGCAACTCCTTCTGGATCGGGCGATGCTCTCGTAGCAAATCCGCTTTCACAGTTTGCGGCAACTACGTCACTGCAGTTAAAAGGCGTTCTTTCAGACGAAACAGGGAGCGGCGCGGTAGTCTTTGGAACATCTCCAACGCTAGTCACTCCTGCTCTTGGTACTCCATCGGCATTGGTCGGAACGAATATCACAGGAACTGCGGCAGGATTAACTGCTGGAGCGGCAACAGGTCAAAGCGGAACAAATACCGGGGATGAGCCAGTAGCATCGGCTACTGTCAGTGGAACGGTTGAACTTGCTACGATTGCGGAGGTTGATACCGGAACGGATACCGTACGTGCAATCACTCCTGCTGGACTCGCAGGGTCTGCTCTACAGGCGAAGCTCGACTTGATCGAGGATGTCGCTACGGCGGATCTGACAGGTCCAGAGATCAAGACTCTTTACGAATTGGAGTCAGATACAAATGCTTTCGACGATGCTGCTGTGGCTAAACTCGGTGGAGTGGAAGCATTGGCTGATGTGACAGACGCCACAAACGTAGGATCAGCATTAACATTGACGGGAGATGTCACATCATCGGGAAGCATGGCAACGACCATCGCGGTAGATGCGGTGGACATCGCAATGTTGTCGGCAACAGGAACTGCGTCAGGGTCCAACTTCCTCCGGGGTGACAATACGTGGGCTGCACCAGCAGGTGGAGGCGATGTCATAGGTCCAGCAAGCGCAGTGGATGACAGAATAGTTACATTCAACGGAACATCAGGAACATCTATTCAGGACGGCGGAATATTGGTCAGTGGACTCGCTACTTCGGCACAGGGAACGGCAGCAGATGCCGCACTACCAAAGGCAGGCGGACAAATCTCAGGGAACATCACATGCTTATCTACGCAGACTGTTGACGGTAGGGATCTCAGCGTTGATGGTTCAAAGCTCGACGCAATAGAAGCAAGTGCAGATGTCACTGATGCGACGAACGTAGGTTCTGCTCTAACTCTGACAGGAGATGTTACCAGTAGCGGCAGTATGGCGACAACGATTGCTGCCGGAGCAGTTGACATCGCTATGCTATCGGCTTCAGGAACGGCTGATGGAACTACTGTCCTTCACGGTGACAATACATGGGCGGTTCCGGGCGGGGGTGGAGATGCTCTCGTAGCAAATCCGCTGTCTCAGTTTTCGGCAACATCGAGTTCACAATTGGCAGGTGTTTTAAGTGATGAAACAGGGTCCGGAGCGGCAGTTTTTTCCACCAGTCCGACATTGGTGAGTCCTATTCTGGGAACACCAACGAGCGGGGTAGCGACTAATCTGACAGGAACAGCAGCAGGATTGACGGCTGGAAACACTACTACGAATGCCAATCTAACAGGGCATGTCACATCATCAGGCAATGCTGCTGTATTGGGTAGCTTTACTGCGGCTCAACTCAGTGCCGCAATATCAGACGAAACTCTTTCAGGAAGTAACACAGGGGATCAAACATCTGTTTCTGGTAACGCAGGGACAGTGACAAATGGTGTCTACACAACAGATAATATTTCAGCCTTATCTGCTACCACTTCGGCTCAACTGGCAGGAGTCCTTAGCGACGAGACGGGAACGGATAAGGTGGTGTTTTCCACAAGTCCGACGCTTGTAACTCCCATTTTAGGAACACCGACTAGCGGGGTGCTGACTAACGCTACGGGTTATCATGGAGACTCATCATTGGTTACTTCGGGCGCATTGAACTCAGGTTCTATCACTTCAGGGTTTGGGGCTATAGACAATGGTGCTTCACCAATCACAACAACTGGTTCCATCACAGGAGCGGGAACAGGACTGACCGACATTGATTTAACTACAGCAGTGACGGGTGTGCTTCCTGTAGCAAATTTTACAACAGGAACACCAACAGGGTCGAAGTTCGTAAGAGATGACGGCTCGTTGCAATCTATTCCGGGTGGTGGAGATGCGCTTGTGTCAAATCCACTGAGCCAGTTTGCAGCTACCACATCAGCACAGTTAGCGGGAGTCTTGAGCGATGAAACCGGATCTGGGGCAGCGGTCTTTGGAACATCTCCAACGCTAGTAACTCCAGCATTAGGAACACCATCTGCTCTAGTGGGAACAAATATCACAGGAACGGCGGCAGGTCTGACTGTCGGCGCAACTACGGGCGTTGAAGCGGGTGCAGATGTCACTGATGCGACGAATGTCAATGCTGCCGGGGCAACGATGAATACAGACTCCACGATGGTAGGCAATACATACTTTCTGGATGAGGACGATATGTCTTCTGATTCGGCAACGAAGGTCGCATCACAACAGTCAATTAAGGCATATGTAGACACAGGATCTCCGGCAGGGATGATAGCACCATACGCAGGATCATCTGCACCTGGTGGGTGGTTAATTGCCAACGGCGCAACAGTTTCGAGAACGACATACGCTGCGTTATATGCTGTGACGGGTGATACTTACGGGAACGGTGATGGGTCAACTACGTTTGAACTTCCTGACATTGAAGGGCGGGTTATAGCGGGTCTTGAGGCAACGGCAACAAGGCTAACGACAGGCGGAAGTGCTACTGACGGCGGCACACTCGGGGCTACAGGTGGCGCACAGGATCATACTTTAGTAGAAGCGGAAATGCCAGCGCATAACCACTCATATACATTGAAGAATAATATTGCAAATAGATCTAATGGTGCAGGGAATACGGCGTCAAATACCTCGACACAACCAAACACAGGATCAGCCGGAGGTGACGGAGCACACTTTAATGTTCAGCCAACTATAATTCTTAATTACATAATTAAGACTTGATCTAATGGCAGCACACGTAATTAGATCCAATTTCAATAGTGGTGAGATTTCGCCATTGATGGATGGTCGAATAGATGCAGAAAAATATCCATTCTCTTGTCGCAAACTTGAAAACTTCATACCGCGAGTCTACGGCGGAGCATTTAGACGGCCCGGAACGGTTTACGTAGGCTCTGTCGGTGACAGTGCAAACGAGGTCATGCTGGTTGCGTTCAACGTGTCAGCTACTGTTCGATACATCATTGAGCTTGGCGAGGGATACGCGAGGATTTGGAACCAGGCAGGGACTCCTTTTCTGGATGCTCTGAATTTTCCATATAGCAATGTGCTGGAATTAACTACTCCTTACTCTGCTGCGGATCTGTTCGAGGTGAAGTTCGTCCAGCTGAATAATGTCTGCTTTTTCACTCATCCAGATTATCCAGCGCAGAAGCTGACGAGAACATTCGACGCATCGTTCGCGGCATTCGGTTTCGATTGGTCGGCAATCACATGGGACTATCCATGCTTCCGCGATGAGAACCAGACGGCGACAACAGCTACTCCTGCGGCGACTACGGGAACCACGGTGATCAACTTTTCGACGAACGTTTTCAATGAGACTACAGACTACTCACAATACGTCGGCGCCCGGATACAGGTCACTCATCGAAGAGAGGCATCCTTTGTCGATCTGGCGCTGACATCTACTGCTGATAGTTCGGCGCTATCTGTCCTAGGAGATTTCACAGTGTATACCTATGGCACATGGGACGGGGATCTAACTCTTCAGAGAATGGATGCGGCAGGGAATTGGGAGGACATTAGGACATTCACATCGTCTGAAGATCGCAATATCGAGTTTGATTCATTTCACTTAGGAACGGCGGATCTCAGATTAAGCTACACTGCAACATCGGCGGGAACGGGTGCGCCAAGGGCAACTATCGAGGTAGCGGATTCCCGGTTGGCAGGATATGCTACCATTGTCGCAGTCAGATATGTTTCATCTCTTCCAGAGGTCGATGTCACAGTCGATGAGGATTTCGATGCGACAACAGCAACAACAGATTGGGCAATCGAGGCCTGGTCATTGTATTCTGGCTATCCAAGGGCAGTAACATTCCATGAGCAGAGGCTATGGTTCGGCGGCACAGCATTGGAGCCTAATACTTTTTGGGGTTCAGCGACAAATGACTTCTTTAACTTTCGCCGGGGAACATTCGATGCGGATTCGTTCGCGTTCACTCTAGCGGCGCAGGAAGGTAGCTCGATACAGTCAATGATTTCCCATGAGTCGTTGGTTCTATTCACTCAGACCGAGGAATGGACGGCAACCACATCACAGCAGACTGCGATTTCCCCTTCGAATATCTTTGTTCGTCGGCAATCCCGGTTCGGATCTGCTCCGAGACAGGCATTTCTCGCACTGAACAACATCCTATTCCTTCAGAGAGGATCGAGGAAGTTCCGCGATTTTACCTACGGATCAACAGAGGCAGGCGGAAAGTCTGCCGATCTTACTACTCTGGCGGAGCATATCACTGACGGAGGCATCAAGCAGATCGCATACCAGCAACAACCAGATCCAATCCTATGGTTCGTTACGAATGACGGTCTACTTCTTTCGCTGACCTACGAAGCGAACGAGAATGTGATTGCATGGGCGAGACATCCAACAGAAGGGACAGTCGAAAGCGTAGCAGTCATCTATGGCGATGCTGATGCGAGCGACGAGGTCTGGATGATTGCCAATCGCGATAACGGACGAATGGTCGAGCGGTTAGATCCATCAGCCCGGGCGAATCTTGAGAATGACGTAAAGAACGAATACATTTATGTCGATTCCGCGAAGGTTTTCTCGTATCCAAGTGCGAAAACTCTGATCGATGGACTGATACATTTGGAGGGCGAAACTGTTTCGATCCTGGCAGACGGTGCGGTGCAGTCAGATAAGGTGGTAGCGAACGGCGCAATCACTCTGGACTATGCAGCATCCAACGTGGTGGTCGGACTCGGCTATACATCAGTGCTTCAACCATCGAAGATCGAGATAGAATTGAAGGACGGGACATCGCAGGGCAGGAAATTTCTATGCAAACGAGTCACATTCAATCTATGGAAGACTCTTGGACTCGAGTATGCAGACTCCGCGGTGAACGATAACTGGTTTGATGTCGAATCGCTGGAGATGGCAACATTGCTCGGAGATTCACAAGGTGTATTTACCGGGCTAGTTGACGTAAATAACTATGGCGGGTATCGAGAGAACGTGGATGTTACGGTGAGGGCGCGATTGCCTTTGCCTTGCAACATATTAGCAATGATACCGAAATTTGACGTACACGGAGATTAATTATGGTAGAACTAATTGTATTAGCAGTGTCACTCGCAGCAAGTGCTGCAAGTGCGTATGTATCATCGGAGCAGCAAGAGCAAGCAGCAGAGAATAATTATCTGATTGGGCAGAATAACGCTCTCACTCAAAAGCAGAATACCGAATTAGCCATCGGTCATCAACGTCTTGCGAACGAGCAAGGGTATGACGATGCCAAGTTCAATTTCCAGATGGCGGAACTGAACGCCAAAGCAAGAAGCAGAAACGCAGACAGGTTGCGATTGTTTGCTGATGCTAAGACCAAAGAGGGCAGATTGGCAATGAGGCGTCAGAAGCGTGTATTTGAGGCTTTTAATAGCAAGCAGAAGGCAGCAGTCGGCGCGAGCGGTATCGAATTTTCCGGGTCGGCATTGGATGTCTTGGCAGAATCAACAGGTCAGATGCAGATGGCTTTACAGGACATGGCATCACAGGCTAACTATCAGCGCGATGACAATCTGAATAGAGCCAATGACGAGGCATTCGGCGCAGCATCAGACTCCGCAAGAGCGAGGGCGGGAATGGCATCAGCGCAGAGGACATACGATCTGAACGAAGGAGCAAGCCAGTTAGGTATCCTGAGTGCTAGTTCGAACTACAATGCGTCCATCTTTCAGGCATCGGTGAATCTATCGAGCGGTTTAGGAGCAGCAAACGCAACTCGGACAAAAGCGGCAATATCGATGGCTGGATCAGCAGTTGGTAGTTACGCGAAATCATCGTCTACTGCTGCTCCTGCGCCATACGCATCGGCAACACCATCGGGCGGGAGTTCACAGCAAAGCATTTGGAGATACGAGGGAGTTAGATAAAATGAGCAGAGAAGAATTCAAAAAGCAATTCGCACTGAAGGACTTGGTTATCGTAGCTACGATTATCATGTCGATAGGTGGATTCACGGCAATGACGAGCTATCGTCTAGAGGCAGTCGAGACTAAGATGCCAAGCATCCAGCATCTAAAGGAAGATGCGATCAGGAACGAGAGCAAGATAGCCGAGATTCAATCACTGAAGGAAGAGGTGATCGGTCTGAACATGAATCTCGACGATTGGAGCGAAGAACAGAAGGTGTTCGTACAGAACATTATCAAGCAGACTGCTGAGACATCAAAGAGGATAGTCGTGATGGAGGCTAAATGCTCAGACAAGGTTGACAAGAGAGAGGTCAACAAGTGGATAGTAAAGATGAAAAGGGAGAACGTGACGATGCATATCCCGGATCTCGGAGAAACACTAGAGTAATGGCAATAATTCCGCAATACAGCGCAGGCGATCCAGCATCAAGGGGTGCGCCAGTTTTAGAAAAGGGTCAGCATCAAGCTGTGTCTACGGCGGATCAGCAGGCAGCATTACATCGGAACGCAAACATCATAGAGCATCAGACGGCAAAGATGCCTGGTGTCGATCCGAATGGCAATCAGACTCTCGCCCTTGGTTTGGCTGGACTCGGCAGAGAGATGAGCGACATCCATGCTGCGATGGAACAGGTCAAGGCTCAAGAGATCGAGGCGAGGAACTTTGCTGATGTCGCGGAATCTCAGAGGGCAATGGATTTTGAGCGGGGAGAGTTTGCCAAGTGGCAAGATACTCACAGAGATCCTCGCACATGGGAGAAAGAATGGGGCGACAGGGTCAGCAATTTTACGGGAAAATACTTTGAAGGGAAGGACTTCACTCCAGAGGCTACTCAGGGAATCACTCAGCGTTTTCTGTCGTACAGCAATACGGAGGCTATCAAGGTCGGCGTATCTGCGGTGAAGCGAACAACTGAAATGGCGAGGGAGGGACTGTATGCAGATCACGCGAGAGCAGTCGCGGCAAAGAATTATCCTGCGTCGAAAGCTATTTCTGATCACGGTTTAAAGCAAGGATGGATTGGTGAAGATGATAAGGCTAACATGGACATTGCTGCTGATGCTCAGATTAAGAATACTAATCTCAAGATTGCACAAGCGCAGGTCGCTACATTTCTGATGCAGGGAAATCCTGAAGGAGCAGTAGAGGTGATCAGAAAGCAGGATCTGGAGCCAGCAGAAAAAGAGAGGCAAATCACACAGGTATGGACTCGCGATGCAGTGAACATCACAACAGAGGAAGCGAAGAACAGAATCTCTGACGATCCCATTGCTGGTAAGAAGTGGCTCTATGAGCAGGGTAGCGATGGCAAATACATTAATTCTCACGTTCTAGGGTCACATGATCGCAATCAGTTGGGTGTTCATTCGGATCAGGAACTTGAACTTGATCGAGCGGAGTTAATGAAACCGATAATGGACGAAATTCATTCGGGTGGAATCAAGACTCAGCAGGAACTGTCATTCCGGTTAGCTGGAACGGAACTTGGGGAGTCTGAGATAAAGAACATGGTGAACGTGATGAATCATAAGCAGGTCAAGAGTCTCCGGGCGATTGATGGCTATGCTGCACAGGTTGCCAATTACGATGCCAATAATGATCCGGGCGGTGTTCGGGCTGGATACCTGGACAGGGAGATTCAGATAACTGTTCCACCTGAACAGGCAAAGCCATTACGCGATGCTCTGGCGGAACGGGTCAAGAATCCCGGCATGGATGGAATGACCAAGGCTATGACTGCGTCATTGTCTCACAAGCGGAAAAACTTTGATCAAGCAGAGAAGCATCGGTGGGAGATTCCTATCGATTCTATTGTTGAGGTTGATCTTCTGGACGGCAACAAAGGATATGCAGTCAAAGATGAAAACGTAGAGGACGGAGATCCTCATCTTATCCTTCTCAATGCATCAACCAAGTTTGACAAATTTAAGCAGGCATTCGATTCCGGGGCTGATGTTCCTCAACATCGATACCGAAAAATCCAACTCGATTATAACGACGTTCCAAAGTGGATAGACAAAGACAAGAACAAAGGTTTATTTCTGACGGACATCTTCAAAGAGAATGAGGCAATCACTGAGAGGAGAGCTATTGAAGCTAATATTGAAGAAAGGAATCAGAAGAATGAATTCGACACAATCGAGAAATTCAACGGCGCATTAGATGGTGCTTACCTAGATAATGACGCGAAGGCAGCAACAGCTACACTGCATGACGATGATAACGATCAATTCGAGGCGCAAGGGGTAGAGACTCCAGGTGAGGGGGGGAAGGTGAGCAGTGGTTTATTCCCAAAATCACCAGATAAAACAGCATCGCAGAGGCTAGATGAACTTGAAAAGAAAACTAAATAATGCCAGTTACCGAAGAAGAAGCGTTAGAAGCACTAGACCTTGTTGATCAACTCGAAACTGACGAACAAAAGATCAGGGCATTGGGTATCGCCAAGCAGTATGAGGATGCTGAACGGGTCGCGGGAAGGCAAGCGTATCGCAATGCACAGGCGGCAGACTATAAGGAGAGTCGGCGTATGCCAGATTACTTCACAAAGGCAGATCATGGTCTGAAGCAGGAGAATCTACAGAAACTGAACGAGCAGACAAGTTTCAAACCAGGCTTGAAATCTCGGACATTCAATAAGCAACTGCTCGGATCTCTTCCCGGTGTGACCAAAGAGATGGTAGACGGGAACTACGAAGGTCTGAGAACTGCATACGCAGAGAAGATTTACGGGGAGAATGACGGAATGACGGATGATGCATTCTTTGCTCGGACGAAACAGGAATACGAGACAATCGAAACAGTGTCCCAAAAAGCACGTTCTGCGGCGTTTCATAACGAGGTAGGCCCACAGTCGTTTGATGCTCTTAAAGACGATGGGACGTATGTTCCTGACGCCACAGGCGCGAACAGCAAGAGATACCGTGAGATTTGGAATAGTCAGTCCGAAGGATTGAATAAGAAGCTGGAGCCATACCGCGACGATATTGAGTGGATGGTAGCCAGTCTGAAGGAAAAGAAAGGAGTGACAGACGGTGAAGGACAGGATGCTTCATATGCTGAATTCACTCGGAAGGTGATGGAAACACCAGAGGAAGATAGAGGTTTGCTCATCTCTGCTATCATTGCGAATGCTGGTGAAGGAGATCCTGACAAGGAATCTGATACATGGTATGGCAAGGGTGGCGTGTTCGGACACAAGGTCGCAGAAAATTTCCTCCGGGGAGGTCGGGACATGGGGTTCGGTGTCATTGGTGCTGATACTCGACTGACAATGGTTCAGGCTGAACACAATCTAAAAACAACGAGCCAGATTCCAGCAGGGGAAGATTTGGCAGAATATCTAATTTCGAAGGGATCGCGGGACAGGGTCAGCTATTCTGACGGAATAGTATCTCAAACTTTCGACGGTCCACAGGACATGGTCAAAGTGACCGACGAGATGAGGGAAGAGGCGCAGGGAAAAATTAGTGATATACTGACTGCTCAAGAGATTCACAAGCAGATCAGAGACATCGCTGATCAGAACATCGATCCGTCCAGCAGTGAGAATATCGTAATCCAAGGACTCTATTCGGCATCTCGGTCGGTTCCATATACTTTGTCTGCTGGACTCGGTCCAGTTGGGTTCTTTGCTGTCGCATCATCTCTGGCAGATGATTCGTATCATCGGATCAGAAGGGAGAGTCCAGGTCTATCACGGCAGGATGCTACGGCAATCTCTACGGCAATGGGTGCGCCACAGGCATTCATGGAGAGATTTCAGTTCAAGATTCTGACAGGAAAGATCCCGGCAGTAAATGGATTCTTGAATAAGGTAACTCTGACGAAGGGATCGAGGGGCGCGAGATTCGGTGCAAGGTGGATGGCGGGAACGGGACTGGAGATGGTTCAGGAGAATATGCAGGATCTATCTCCGTTTGTTCTTCAGTCTGCTCTGTCGGCATTGAAGGAGGATATTCCTGATACACCTTGGGCAAAAGTAAAGGCTGATACTTGGGCAGGACAATGGGATCTATTTTGGGCCGTATTACCAATGGCATTAGTCGGGGCAGGTTCTGCGTCGATCCGTGACATCAAAGGTGGCGAGAAGATGTTCAGCAACTGGAGGTATCTGAAAGCAACAGGAATCCCTGAGGCAGAAGCAATCGAGATCGCTCAGATGGTGAAGAAAGGCGACATAGCCGAGGCTGAAGCGGCGACGAATAAAGCCTACAAGGAAAGCGGAAAGGATCAGCAAACATTCGGAGAGACAGTCGCGGAAGGCATCAAAGAGGTGAATGCTGAACGTGCCAGATTAGCCGAGAGCATTAAGACAGGCGAGGACATCGGGATTCTTCCCGCACTACGTTCAGTGAATGGTACGCATTCGTTGATCTACGATGATGGTACGAAAACCGACTACGAGGAATACGAAGAGGCAGCAGATGCACGTCAGGAATATTCTGAGGGCAGGGGTCTAAAGTTAGCGGTCAGCGTATTCGATTCTATGCGCCAGGTAGACTCTCAGCAGGAGTCGGGAACGGAGCAAAAATACATTTTCTCTAGCAGAAAGAGACTGCTCGAACAGGACGTCGAGTCGGGCGTGGTCAGCGAAGAGGCAGCAGCAGAGAGAATCGAGCAGAGGGAGGTACTCGAGAAGGAGCAGTTAGAGGAATCGAAACTGGAATACGATCAAGCAGTAGCGGGGTCTGACCTTCAGGCACAAGATGAATCGAATACTGTTCAACTCCATCAGATCCTTGGTGAGAATCGACAGGAATGGGCGGACGAAATCATCAGGAACACGAATAGGATGTATACCGGGCATACTGCCATGACGATCTTCGAAGAGAAAACCGAAGGAGATGTCGGCGCGTGGTTGATGAGAGATGCGCGAGCAGGGAATACGTTCCATCGTGACAGACTCATCGAGAAGATGCGTGGTCATGAGCGGGTGACAGGTGATAAGGTCTTTCGGAAAGGACGGGAGAATTCCGATCTGACGAACAATGACATCAAGGAAGCATACTCTGCTCTGACTCAGGGATACGTATGGGGTCAGACATTGGATGGAAAGGAAACATCTCTGAGCAAGAAAGAATTTTACAGAATGGCACAAAGGGCAATGGCATCGCCAATGGGGTCGGATCTTCATGCGTATCGATCACTGTTCCAATCGATCCAGGCGCGAGCAGATGTGCTGAGTAAAGCCAAGGAAGAAGGTTATCTCGATTCTGAATTGGAAGAGATGCTGGCGCGATCAGTCGGTTTGTCTGAGCAGTATGTCAATGACAGGAAGACAGTCGATGAGGCAAGAGAGATTGCTGACGATATAGGACAGGCGGAAAGCACGTTCGTTCCTACTGATAATGCTCCGTTCTCGATCATTGAAGCAGGTCCGAATTACGAGAAGTCTACCTTATCTGACGGTCGAACATTGGAAGGTCCAGCTACCTTCTCGATCATCGCGTATCATGGGACTCCGCATGAGATCGAAGGGAAGATGTCTACTGATAAGATGGGGACAGGAGAAGGGTCGCAAGCATGGGGATGGGGTCTTTATTTTGCTGCTTTAAAAGCCACAGGAGAAAGCTACCAGAAAGGATTGGCGAAATGGACATTGGATGGTGTCGAGGTTCAAGAGATAAGGGATAAATTCCCAGATTCAAATATGCAACTTGCATACGCGGAGGAAATACCTTTTCCAGAGGCATCCGAGAAGTTCCAAAAAATGCTGCCTGAGATAATGGCACTGAACGCAATAATTGATTACGGCCCTAACGCTGAGATGATGGCAAAATCTCCAGAGTCTAAGGCTTTGATAAAAGAGTGGACTGATCAGGGTGAATTAAAGCAAGACGGAAATCTCTACAAAGTATCCATCAACGCCAAACCGGAAGAGTTTCTCGACTGGAATGTTGCTCCTACTGATCAGAGTGATCTTATTAAAGATCTCCTCCGCGACCTTCAACAAGATGATCCGTATCGTAGGATTGCTGACATCGAGGGGCAGATGGAGGAAATGGTTGATGAGGGCGTATCAACCGTAGAGGAATATTATCATACTCTAATCGACCAGTTAGGATCGGCTAAAGATGCTTCCGTATATTTAAACAGGGCGGGAGTCAAAGGGATGAAATATCTTGATGGCAACAGCAGAAAAAAAGGCGAAGGAACCTACAACTACGTGATATTCGACGAAAACCTGGTCGAGATCATCAAGAAGAACGGCAAAGCTGTGAAGTCAGACAATGCGTCGTTCTCCATGATCGAAGCAGTTACTTCCACATCAGTTTCGGCAATGATGAGGCATCCGGGATTCAAGGCGGCAAAATTTCACAGAAACAATTTAGAAGCATTGTCTGTGGTTGATAAATTTTTAAAGGACGATGCTGTTTCTGAATTGAGTGAGCAGATAGAATCTGATGGAAGACCACCAATATTTGTTCCGGTCATCAGCATGGAGGGGGAGTCGATGAATGCTATCCCGGTGGCATTAGCTTTCGTTCTACAGGAGAGGCTAGGCGGAACGGTTCACTCAGACGTAGTGAAAGTCTCGAATACTTCAAATACTGGAGCAGATGCTGCGACGAGGGCGTCCAATGTCCATGAGTGGGAGGGTGAGATTCCTCATGGAAATATAATTTTAGTGGACGATACGTTTACTACGGGGCATACTCTGGACTCGTTAGAGGATTATTTGGGTGAGGAAATAACAGCAGTTACTACTCTATCAGCAGGTAGATATGGTAAAGGTTTTAGAGGTCAATCATCTCTTCCGGCAGTTCTTAAAAAGGCAGGGATTAACAAAAGACAATATGCCAGAAGATACGGTAAAAAAGGACTCACAGGGGGGCAACTCCAACAATACATCCTCAACGGGAAAAAAGGGAAAGAAGGACTCTTCTCCAGGTATCCTGCGAAGTCAGGCAAAAGACTCGCTAAGGAAAATGAAAGCTATACGGGAAGGGAGCGGAGAAAACTATCGACGTTGACATATTTTTCTGGAGGTGGACTCGTAGAAGAGGGTCTGCGAGGGTTGATCGATCCACAGGGAGCAGTTGAATATGATCCAAATATTGCTGCCGCTTACAAGGTAGCTCATGGTGATCATGTTGACATTAATGATATTCGCATGGTCGATCCGGCGCAGTTTGCGGGAAAGGAATATTTTCATGCATCTCCAGTTTGTAAGAATTCATCGCTCTTAAAAAGCAAAGGGAAGGGTGGTGTCGAGACAGGATTGGATATTGAATCAGCAGAGGCAACAGTTCGCGCTATTGCGGTTATAAGTCCGAAAGTATTCACCTTGGAGAATGTTCCTGCCTATCGCAAGACGGAGGCAATGGGATTGATTCGGGCAGAACTTGAAAGGCAGGGATACAACTTTGACGAAGCTATCTATAATGCAGCCGACTATGGTGCTCCGACAGACAGGAAAAGGTATCTAGTTCGGGCGGTTAAGGATGGATTGCTTCCAGAAGCAGAGAAGCAGGAAGGGCCATCTTGGTTTGATACTGTTTCTGACATGATCGACGATCTGCCGGATATGTCACTCAAGGGTGCTAATTACATTGGGAGGACGTTATCGGAGCATGGAATAGATCCTCACAATGTTACAGAACCATTGCTAGTAAGCGGATCTCAACTATTTGGTAAGGTAGACTTCCGAAGGAAGGGTGATAAAGCATTCACTTTCAAAGCATCTCATGCGGCGGTTGATAGGATTCTCATGCCAGGGGGAGTAGTTAAGAGAGTTTCAGCCAGAGCAAAGGCAAGGATGAGCGGATTGCCAGATTCCTTTCCATTACCGCAGGATGAGAAATTAGGAATAAAAATAGTAGGCAATGGGGTTCCTCCGGCGTTAGTGCGAAATGTATTCGGCCCAGTTATTCGATCACAGTCTATCAGGGACAATTCTGACGAGAGCAGGGATGAGATTAGCTTCTCGGTTATCCCGGTCGATCCATACAAAGACAGAGAAGGTGACGAGCAAGGTGAACCACTCACAGAGACGGAGATTCGAGAAGGTATCGAGGACGAGCCAGGAACATTGGCGGACGTCGAGATGGATCGTGATAAATTCTCTGATGATTCGCTAGGCGAGGCATCGTTTTCTGTCATCGGTCCTGTCCCAATGATCAAGCGATCTGACCTGAAAGGTAAGAAGAAGTTTATCTACTTTTCTGATCGAACAAGAGTCGGTGAATACACTGGATTATTTCCATCGGATGGCATCAAGATCGATCTTCAAGGAGGTCCATTTTTCCCCTACATCAAAGGTCATGGGAAAGGGAATGCTGGATGGGCATTCACAACTGATGGGATGTGGACGAGATTCAATAAGCGAATCAATATTACAGACGGGATTGGATTGACTACACTGTATGCAAAAGAGAATCTCCGGGCTAATCCTACATTTCTACTGGCATACGTTCAGGAGGTCGAGTCAGCAATCAAAGCGGGGAGATTGGATGAGACTGAATTCTTAGAGGTGGCAAATGATTTACGTGAGGGATTGCAGAACACCAAGAAGTGGAAACCTGAATCTAATTGGGCCGAATCGTTTTCTAAACCTTGGGAGTCTGTTGATGATTTTTCGAAGGCATTGGAGGCAGCCACATTCGAAGTTAGGGCATCAATGTTCTTTGCTTACAATCCAACTAAGAAGGGTGCGAATAAAGGATCAAAGATAGGCGCAGATAAACTCGTTGCGAAAGGATTTCCTAATATCTCCGACATGGTTGATTTGATTTCCGATCCTGCGTTCGATGGGATGAAGTCAGGAACTATCGTCGGAGCAATCCAATTCGAGGCAGGACAAAAGAAACCGTCAAATGCTAAATCAATAGGGTCGGAGGAACATCTTTCCTATCCTGTTGTGACGAAAGGAAAAGGCATAGGCATGCTATCAGATCCGATTCACGTTCTTGATGTGCTGCCGAATCCAAAGAAAAAGAAAGATAGACCAAGAGTTAGGGCGGCAGAGACAAGGATGCAGGACGCATCATTCTCGATGATCAAGCTATCCAGTCCGACAGAGGAAGCGTCGGAAATGTTCTCGCCATTCATGCGATCACCGGAACTACGAATCAAGACAGCGACAACTATCTATGCTCGATACATTGATGCGCGTCAGAAATTTCAGCATGTCATCGATGCGAACAAAGGTCGGGCAAAATCATCGGTCGAGGAAAAGCGGAAAGAGAAAGAGGCAGAACTGTTTGCTGAAAAGCTGGATGGTCTATCTCCTGCCCAGGTCGGTGCGATGGAGGCAGAGTCTGAGATTAACGATCCTGCGTCGATGCCAATGGTAACGGAGTTGATTCACAAGGTACCGTATAAAACGAAGAACGGAACTAAATTTCGGAATGCTGGTCGCATAAAGTCGATTTCAGCAGCAAAGAAAGATGGGGATTCGATGGCGCTATACGATGGGCTGGAGGGTAAGAACATTCCAAGGTCACTCTTCGGTGGGGATCTCTCGCCAGATCAAGCGGCGCAGGAGACTAAATTCGATGACGTCGATGAATTTTGGGATGCGCTCGATCAGGAAATCTCGAGTCATCAATCCGCGGTTGACATTCTGGAAGGGGTGAATGATGACATCAAGCAATTGGAGAAGGAGGCGAAGGAGGAGTCATACCAATGGTCGAAGGTGGATCAAGCGAACAATGATGTGATCGGATCTGACAGGGCGACATTGCTCGGATTCCTGCGAACACTGGACGCTATCATCTCTGCTCTGCCAATGGAGATCCGGGGAAAGATCGGCGGATTCGTCAAGCTCGCTACGTTCAATACTCCGCAAGCGATGTTGGGAGAGATCGAGCGTCGGAAAGATATTATTGATCGGGAACTGGAGAGGTGGCTGAAGAAAGAAGCGGATAAAGGTGTTAAAAAACTATTCGCCAGCATTAAGAAATCGAGAAGACTTGAGGCAGGTAAAACTGCGACAGGAAAGAACGACTATCTCGGACTGTTTGATGCTGCGGAAGAAGCATATCGATCCATGTCTGCCGAAGAAGGTCAGGCTGCATCGGATGCTATCCAGAAATTGATCGATGATGGTTCTATTCCTAAAGATGAGATTGGTTACGCAATGATGAAGGCGGAACTTATTCCTCTGTTCGCGGGATGGAACGGTCGGATGCAGATGCAGGATGTCGATGGTGAGCAGAAGCGAGTTAGGGTATCTGATGCGGCAGGGTCTGCACAAAGGATAGCGGCATTGGAAACGATGACCAGGATCTGGAAAGAAGGCAAACTTCTATGGCAGGAGAAACAAGCGAAGATCAAAGAGCGCAGAGATGCATATAGAGCAAAACTGGAGAAAGGTTTGGACAATTTCAATAACCTTCGGACCAGAGATGAGCAGGACGATATAAGCAAGAAACGCAGGAGTCTACCAAGGAGAGCAGCATTCAACATGATGTCGTTCGATGGATTCTTTGAATGGTTTTTGGGAACTGACTCTCTGCTATATCAAGAATTATCAGACGGTCAGAGGATAGCTGAGAACGAATATACCGATTCAATGCTCAGTATCACAAGGGGTATCGAAGATTTCTTTACGGGTCTTACAGGAAGCAAACTGGCTGGACGGAAGCTACAATTTAAACTATCCAAAAAGAGCGTCCACATAAAGCCAACAGTCGGGGAGGAACGGTTTCTGTCGCAGATGGAAATGATCACTGCGAAGTTGATGTGGCGACAAGAGGATGGTAAGCGGCACATGATCGGGCGAAAGGATGAGGATGGGAACATCATCTCAGATTGGAGTTATGACGATAAATTCATGGCAGAGGTCGAGGCTAAAATCTCGAAGGAAGCACTGGAGGTATTCGACTATTTGAGTGACATCTACGTGCAGGAATGGCAGAGGATAAACCCGGTCTACAAGAAATTGTTCGGGATCGATATGCCAAGGCACGTTCTATATGCTCCACTAACAATGAATCCAGAGATCCAGTTTGGTAGCACGATAGATCCGGCGACAGGGTTTGCTGCTGGAGGCAAAGGTGCTGCTGGTTGGGCGAAGACAAGAGGTCATTCTACAGTCGAGCCTGACTTTAGGGATGCGCTCAAAGTATTTGTGGGGCATTCAATGCAGGTGGAGCATTTTATCTCTTTCGGAGAATTCTCCAGAGAACTTCGTGCCATTACTGGTCGAGCATCTTTCAGGAATAAGATGAAGCAAGCAGGAGGGCAGGATGCGCTCGACACATTGCGGATACTTCTCGATGATACAGATCAAGGTGGAGTAACAAAAGCAGGTGGGTATATGGCACTGAATCAGGTGCTTGAGAATGCTGGTGGAAGAATGGCGCAGTCGATATTGTTCGGAAAAGCTACTACCATACTGGTGAATGCAACACAACTAGGTGCTGCTGCCGTGACGATGTCACCAGGCGCATACATCTCCAGATTCTCGAAATTGATCTCCGGGGAGTTGGATTGGTTCGAGGCACTGAATACGCCATACATCCAGAGAAGGATCAGCGAGATGCCACCAATTATCCGTCAGGCATTGGAATCGAAGCAGAATAGGATGCCAAGAAAGTTACATGAGATTTCTGAGAAGATCGGATTCGGCATCTCCGGGGCGGACGGATTCTTCACTGCTGGAACTTATGTGATGGTTCTGGATCATCAGAGAGAGAAAGGCGCGAAGAAAGGAAAGTCTGGTGCTGATCTCGATGCGTGGGCAAGGAACGAGACTGAGCGGATCATGGATAAGATAGCTCAACCAATCAGGAGAGGTGCGCGATCAACATTTGAAAACGAGGAAGGTCGCGGAGCAATGAAAACTCTCTGGAACTTTGCATCGGAGGCGAGGAAGAACGGCGCACTGGCAATGTATGCTTTTGGAAAAGGTAACGCACAGCAAAAAATCGGCGTAGGAATCTATCTACTTCTTCTTAATGGACTGCTGGTTGAGGTCATGCGAACAGGCATGAGAGACTTACTAGATCCAGACGAAGACGAGGATGATTGGGATTGGGGCGCGATCATTACGAATGCGGTCCTAGATCCTTTGTATGGTGTTCCGATCTTCGGATCATTGATGCAGGATTTTATCAAGTCTCTATTCGGATACAGGACATTCAGTGGAACGGTTCTTGATTCCGGGGAGAGTGCTGTGCCAGCAATTAAGAGGTTCCTTGAGATGGACTACTCAGATGCGAGCATGGCAAAGATTATATCTGACGTAAACAAACTGCTGTCTGGTATAGCATTGATGTCGCAGACTGCTGCCAGCGCGAAATCGATAGGCAATATTCTTGAACAGGTAGCAGAACTATTTGAAAATTTAACAACCAATCCAAAATGATAGCAACAGAAGTATCCAGCATCGCCTATACAGGTAACAACTCGACAACGACATCCTACGCGATTCCATTTCCATTCTTGGATGACTCCCACATCGCGGTGACATTCACGAATGCTGCGGGAACAATCGCGAGCCTGACCTACCTGACCGATTACACTGTTGGTCATTCGACAGATACGGATGGAAGGATCACAAGCGGTACTCTGCTCACGGTAATTGCTTACGACAACACCAACACAGTCAGCCTAAAACGGTCCACTCCTGCGCTTCAATCAACAGACTTTGTTGCGGGAGGCACGATAGATCCAGAGAGTCTGGAGAGTGCCTTCGACCGCGTTACGATGACGGCGCAAGAAGCTGTTCGCGATGTGACCAATGACGGGACAAGCACGATCACAGCTACTGCCTTGGGTATCCCGGCGCAGACTGTCGCGGGGACTTTCGTCGGTCGAACAATAACTCCTGCTGCGAATAGCGGATTGAGTCTGACCAATGGAGACGGGATCGCAGGTAATCCAACTATCGATCTCGACGAGACAGGTCTGACGGTTATCACCGCGGTTGCAGACGGTGACCTGGTTCGGGTGGAAACATCGAGCGGATCTGAAGTGATCACGGTGGCGAATCTTCTCGCCCGGAATGCTGCTCATTATCAATACCGCGAGATTGAGACCGATCGGTTCGCGGTCGAGGGTGGCGCAACTGGAGTATCGATTGCTGATGGGTTCCTCAAATTCACAGGAACGGCGGCAACTGCTGGCGTGTCTGCTCCGCTAGTTGTTCCGAATGATTATCTCTCCGGAGTCATCTCAGTTAAACTCCATGCGTATCTGAACGGCGCCTCGGCAAGTTCTCCGTTCGTTATGAATGTTTCAATTTGGGATGACAATGGCCCGGCAATCGGTTCCATCGTCGGGACAGTCCAGGCTCAGACAATCTTGACCAGTGCGACAGACTGTCGTTCTGCCATCTTTGATCTCGGCAGCAGTCTGGTTGCAGGTAATCATTACGTGCTTTCCATCGAGCGGGACTCTGCTGATGCGGCGGACACATCATCTGAGGAAGCATTCATCAAATCTGTTCGGATGGAATACTCTGCGACGAGAGTCACAACTTCTTGGGCTTGATTTTCAGATTGCAATTCCGGTAAATTTGTGCGTCTAGTAATTTTCATTTAAGGAACAACATCATTATGAACAAACTATCAATTCTTGGAATCGCTCGTCATTTACTCACATTCGGCGGAGGTATCGCCGTCGCGAAAGGAATCGTAGATGAGGGTATTGTCACTGAATTGGTTGGTGCTGTCATCACTATTCTTGGTTTCATCTTGTCGTTCATCGCTCCAGAGAAGAAGTAGGTCATGGGACTCCTGAAAGCAGTTGTCGCGTTCTTAATCGCAGCTACTGCTTTCATCCGGGTGGTCTATCCTGTCGCGGTATCGCGTAAAATCATAAAGGACATTGAAGCATATGAAGATGAGATCATTCGCCTTGCTACTATCGGGGATGCTGTTTCCAAGCTGCGCGCAGAAAGGATCTCCATACGGAAACGCCGAGCCAGTGAACAACTCAGCTCTCTACGACCCTCCGACGGTGACGATGGTGCGGGGATATGATTATCATTTTAAGGAAGGATCAGTAACGGGAAGAGGTCAGAAGTTCCATTCCCATTATTCATATTTAAGGGCAATCACAATAGGTAGCGAATGACAAAGACTCTGGTGAAGGAAATTCAACGTCATCTCAAGCGGCATGGATTCGATCCAGGCCCTATCGATGGCTACTCAGGCCCAAGGACATCGGCGGCAATCATCGCATTCAAGCGATCCGTAAACCTTCGCCCTAGAGATTTCATCGGCCCCATCACATTGGGTGAGCTTCGGAAAGATGCGAAGGATCTCGGCAATGGCTATGTCACGCCAGCAAAGAAGAGCAAGGAACCAGTATGGTTACGTCGAGCAAGGCAGGAGATCGGAGTGCGCGAGATCGTAGGGAGTAGGCATTCGCGCAGGGTTTTATCGTATTGGGAACTTGCGAAGCTATCCTTTACTGATGACGAGACTCCGTGGTGCGCGGGGTATGTTGCGGCAATGTTGGAAGATTGCGACATTCGATCACCGAGATCAGGAATGGCACGTAGTTTCCAGAGATGGGGAAAAGAATTATCAAAACCGATTCCCGGTTGCATCGTAGTATTCTGGAGAGGATCGAAGGGAGGTTCCTCCGGGCATGTGGGGTTCGTAACTGGACGAGATCAAGCATCGAATCTCATGGTGTTGGGCGGAAATCAGGGTAATGCGGTGAACATCAAACCATTCTTGACGAGTCGGGTGCTGAGTTACAGGTGGCCGTCAACATATGATACGAAAGGCGCAGAACTTTCGACGGTTAATAGCGACGGGATAGTTTCAAACAACGAACAATAATATGGCTCAGGCGATAGGGAAAATAGTTGCCAGCAATGGCGAATACGAAGTAGATGGAGTGAAGAAGAAGCGATGGCAAAAAATCGGGACTCTCTTTCAAGACAATCAGACTGCGGAGTTCTCGATGAAAATCGATGCAATCCCGGTCGGGCCTGAATGGTCAGGATGGGCGAAGGTCTTTCCGCTCGACGAACGTAAGGCTGAATGAGACTCATACGCAAGCAATGCTGCTGCGTTCCGGAGATGGACTATGTCTGCGTGAAATGCTCAGAAGAAGCAGAGGCGAAGGATATGGACGTTGAGGCTATTCCTGCCATCAGCGAGGAAGAATTAATAGAAGCTGGACTGGATCTGTTCGATGCTGAGATCATTGAATAACGAATGTAATAATAAATTACATTTAATATTTGACCATCACGTCAGGCTATGTAATAATAAATTACATGGGAAAAGAAATGACATCGGGCGAATATAAAATCGCTCGTCAAAAAATAGGGACGCAGGCAGATGTCGCGTCGAAATTAGGAACTGCTCGCGGCACAATCGCTGCTAGAGAGGGTGGTGACAAGATCACCAAGGAAGCATCTCTTGCTCTATCAGGATTGCTCGACAATCTCCGCAAAGAGAACGTCGAATATCCAACGTCTGAACGTAAGACATGGCTCGTTCGGTTTGATTTCGTTTTATCAATCGATGGCGATTCAATGGCAGTCGATGTGGAATACGAATTCGAGAATGATGAGGATATGTATCTCATCTCGATCTTCTGCCCGGATTGGAAACGCAACATCGATGGAACCGAAGTCTGCGATCCACAGCACGATGAACTGAATTCAGAGGCGCTGGCAACAGCAAAGGCATACGGACTTTTCAAATGAAAATCAAGATCACTACAGTAGTTGATATAGATCCTAAAAAATGGGCCGAGGAATTTCACTTGGAGAAAAAGGAAGTTCGAGATGACGTTAAGATTTACTTCGATGGATTCTGCAAGAGTCAGGTAGAAGCTTTGGGAGTGGAAAAAGAAAACTAAAATAATGGATAATCAAGAAAACTACATCGATAAGGGACTCGCGCTAATGCAGTCCAGAGTAACGGATCTCGCCAATCGTCCCCTGACGGAAGGCGAATCTGAGTTGGCATCACTTGCCTACTGCATGGGAGTAAATCGCATGGCGGATTATATCACGCCAATGCATGCGAAGATTCAAATGGAACTCGCGGACATGAAAGAAATAATATCTGCGTCAAGAAGGGAAAGGGAAGGGAAGCAAAAGCGCGAGGTAAAGAACGCATTACTTTATCCGTATGCCTTTGCTTTTATTCAAGATATGGCAATCGAGATTCCCGGCGGGAAAGGGTTTGATCTGGAGACTCAGTCAGGGCCAGACTCCGAGATGGATGAGATCGTCATCGAACTGAGCGAAAAGCTCGAATGGAAGGACGTTCGCAGATTCGAAGATACCGGATCTCTGGAGATTCTTGACGGGCTTGCATACGACCACCAACAATCATGAGACAAATCATGAGCAATCCAAAAGACATATGCGCCAATCGTCACAAGGGCAATGCGGAAAGCGTTGCAGCAAATCCACAAGGATTCAGGAAGAGGACATCACGCAACGATGTGTGGGTCGCTTGCCATCGATCTGCCGGGGCTACTTGTCGCGAATTGGCAGACGAATGGGGAGTCGGAATGAATCAAATCTCCGGTCGGTTCAGTGAACTGAAGAAGGCAGGAATGATTTATCGGGGCAAGACAAGGCATCGTTGCGGAGTCTATCATGCGATCAAAGGCTAAGAATTTTATTAAGGAAAAGAAACTAATGACTACAGAAATAACCACTACAAAAGCAAACTCGCTAAAGAATCTGATCAATC